TATTCAATGGGCAGAAGTCATTATTCTTATAAAGACCATAGTTATACCCAGACTTAAAACCTTTAGAAAAGTCCTTAAGATAATGAAACCGCAGAAGTAACTCTGCGGCTTCGGACTTACTTATACGATCAATACAATAGTCCGATTTCATCAAAGATAGTTTTTAGTGCTATTCAACATGTATTCTACAGTATTTGCTACATCATTCATAGCATCACGTAAATTTTCTCTTTGGCCAGACTCTTGCCTGATTATGGGTCTATAGTCGTCAGTCAAAGTCCAACGCCATTGTTTCATTGATTCACACCACCAAAGTTTAATATTCATGTCCCCTCAGACCAAGAATTAATATATTTAACTTGTTCTTCAGTCAGTTTATCAATTGAAATTCCCATTGCAGACAATTTTAGTTCTGCAATTTCACGATCTTTTTCAGCAGGAACAGGATAAACTCCAGGTTCAAGTTCACCTTGATTTTGAACAAGATACTCAACTGCAAGTGCTTGATTTGCAAAACTCATATCCATAACAGCAGAAGGATGTCCCTCAGCAGCACCAAGATTCACAAGTCGTCCATCAGCAATTACTACAATTTCATTATGCTGAAGTTTATATTCTTTTACAAATGGACGAACTTCTTTAATTTCAGTTGCATTTTCTTCAAGAGATTTTACATCAATCTCATTATCAAAGTGGCCAGAGTTGCAAACAATTGCACCACTCTTCATGAATTTCATATGATTATATTTGATAACATTTTTGTTACCAGTTACTGTAATGAAGATATCACCTTGCATTACTGCATGTACCATAGGAAGAACTTTATATCCTTCTAAAGTTGCTTCAATTGCTTTTACTGGGTCAATTTCAGTAACGATCACATTCGCCCCCATACCCTTAGCACGAAGAGCAACACCTTTACCACACCAACCAAATCCAGCAACAACTACAGTTTTGCCTGCAAGAAGAATGTTAGTTGCACGAATAATGCCGTCCAGAGTTGACTGACCAGTTCCGTAACGATTATCAAAGAAGTGTTTGGTTTGTGAATCATTTACGTTGATTGCTGGATGTTTGAGCACTCCATCATTAATCATTGCACGAAGACGAACAATACCAGTAGTAGTTTCTTCCGTTGTTCCAATCAGATCAGAGATCTGTTCTGGACGTTCTTTGATCAGAGTTGCTACGACATCAGATCCATCATCGATGATAATATTAGGACGATGATCAAGAGCAATATTAATATGCCTAACATAGGTTTCATTGTCTTCACCTTTAACAGCGAATACAGGAATATCCCAATACTTTACAAGGGCTGCAGCAACATCATCCTGAGTTGAAAGAGGATTGCTTGCGATCAACATTGAATCTGCACCTGCATTTTTAAGTGCAATGCAAAGATGTGCAGTTTCCGTCGTAACGTGATTGCAAGAAATTAAACGAATACCATCAAGGGGCTTTTCTTTCGTAAATCTTTCTTGAATCTGTCGAAGAACAGGCATTTCTCTACCTGCCCATTCAATTCTTTGTTTACCAAGTTCGGCAAGAGAAATATCTTTAATCTCAAAGTTCATTTTTTGAATACTCCAATTTAATCCAATTTAAAAGTGCATTTGATTCTGCTCTTTCTGCTTCAGTCATAAGATCTTTAAATGAAGCAATATAGTGCTCAAATGCTTTAATAGCAAGTGCTCGGTCTTGCTGAGAAATTAACGACATAGTTATGCTCCAAAAGGGACTTGAACCCCCACGAATTACTTCACTGGAACCTAAACCCAGCGCGTCTACCAATTCCGCCATTGGAGCGGAAGCCCCCGACTGGATTTGAACCAGCGACCAACGGTTTACAAAACCGTTGCTCTACCACTGAGCTACAAGGGCAATTAATCAACAGGCAGTGCCTCTGGATTTTCCAGATCAACTTCAAAAAGCATTGGGTGTGCTTCTTCGTCTATAAGGTAGAAAGAAGTTCTATAAAGATCTTCTGGATTCCACCGAAGTTGTTGATCTGCTTTTTTGATGATTTCAGGATCTTCCATCACAAAGTCAGGAAGTTCATCAAAAGTAAATGGGATATGATTGATAAAGTACATCAAAACAATTTGAGTTCCTTTGTCGTACCAGCAATATGCTTTTTCAATCTTATATCCCATATTGGTTTCCCTTTTGGATATTTAGAAGGGAATAGGAGCAGCGAGACTTGAACTCGCACGGGCTATACGCCCAGCGGCTTTTAAGGCCGATGTGTCTACCGATTCCACCACGCTCCCATAAAATCACGCTTGATACGTGATAGGATTATACTTGAGGTACTCAAAAAAAGTCAACTTCATTTCCTTTTGAGTCATTCCACAATGCTTTGCTGCTTGTGGAAGATTCATTTTGGAGTAAAAAAGTGCTTCATTTGCCTCTTTTACATTCTGTGGTGTTGTTTTAACTCTAGATTCTTTTAAATTCATAAGTTACCGTTAAAGGTAAGAGCGGGCAACGGGGATCGAACCCGTGACTGGAGCTTGGAAGGCTCAGATGTTACCGCTACACCATGCCCGCGAAAGATCACCCTTTCACAAGGGGATCCGAATATGCAAGAGTCTCCTCACCAAGAACACCCCGAACGAAAGAAAGCACATTCATGAATTCGTTAACATTAGCGCATTCAACCACCTTTTCTTCACCAAGATTAGAATACAAATTAAAAGTACGTGCGCTTGTGTTAATAACGCAACGAGTCAGATACTCGTCTTGTTTGATTTCGGAATTCATGTGGGGGCGTTCCTTCGATTACCCATATATTATAACAGGTCTTGGGTGGGGCGTCAAGGGGCAATTTGATAACGAATGATTATGATACCACATCCTCCATTGCCGCCGTTACCAAAGTCGCCACCACCGCCTCCACCTCTTCCATCCGTTCCAGCGGTCGCAGCGGTGAATCCATTGCCACCCTTTCCGCCGCCACTACCACCAAACCCACCAGTACCTCCTCCAGATCCATCAGTCGCAAATCCACCACCACCCGATCCATAAACAACAGAAGATCCAGATATATTATATGAAAAACCGGCTCCACCATTTCCACCAGTAGCTGTAGAAGATGTCGTTTGCCCATTAGCACCATTATTAGAAGTTCCTCCTACAGGAAAATCTCCAACTCCTCCGCCACCTCCACCAGCAGCAACACTAATAACTGGTTGAGTATTAGTAGAAGATCCATTTCCCCCATTTCCACCAGCAGTTCCTGTTCCTCCATTATAAAATACACCATTACCTTGTTGAGCGCCTCCACCACCTCCGCAGGCTCCAGATACCCCATTTGAAAAATATCCACCAGCACCTCCTCCAACAGCAGTATAAGTGTTATTAGTAAGATTTGTAATTACAGGTAATGAACTATTTCTTCCATTATTTTGCAGACTAATATTAATATCACCACCGCCACCAACAGTTAATAGATAAGATCCTGGTTGATAAGATGCAATAGTATTGGATGATACATATCGAACTCCACCACCACCACCGCCGCCGAAAGATCCGCAACCACCACCAGCAACAACAATAGAATCCCAAGTACTAAGTGGTATATTTACTATAAATCTATCTTGAGTTGTTACTGTACCACTAGAAGTAAATGTATGCGTTCTCCATGTAATTCCACCTAAAGTATAAGTATTTACTGTACCACCAGTTGCGTAAATAATATCTCCTCCAGCAAGGAGAGTTTGCATTATAGTCATTAGGATAATCCTCCACCACTTATAACATAAGTATTACTAGCAACACAAAGAATTGTTGCTAATCCTCTTTGTGGAATTGTTCTACTTCCTGTATTGGAAGTTCCAGCAAGATATAAAGTAACTCCAGTTGCAGTCAAAGATATTGATGAAGCACTGTTATTAAAAATAGTTACTGCTTCCCCAGCAGCAAATCCAGTAGAAGCATTAAGAGTAACTGTTGAAGTAGCAACGATAGTTTTTCCAGCATCTGAAGATACAATGGTTGTGTTTGTTGATAATGGTATAGATCTTACATTACCTTTACTGTCTTTAATTGATCCATTAACGTCCAAAGAAACAGTTGGTCTTGTAGATCCGATTCCGATAGAACCTGCTGCAGATACTACAACTGAAGTCAATCCAGATCCAACTTGAAGAAGACCTGTTGGTATAGTAGTAGCAATACCAACAGAATTTGTTGCTGGATTAAAAACTAAAGATTGGGAATCAATTCTTACATGGGCATTGCCTGTACTTTCTTTAGAGAAAACAATATAATGAGTTTGATTTGTATCAGTTGTATCATTAATCCTAACAGACGTTGCAGCACCAACTCCAAGACTTGATGCATTACCCCATGCAATTTTAGATCCGTCTGAAACTATAACTTGCCCACTTACACCAAAAGTACCATCAGATTGCTTAATTTTATCAACAGTAATATCTGAACTCACAATTAATGGCGAATAAACTGGATCTCGGTCTGTATAATAAATGCCAACACTAGTAAGACCGGCGCTTGAATCTATTTGTACTATATTAATAGCCATTTTTTATCCCTCATAAACTGTTGATGATGTTAATAACGTTTTGATGATTTGTACTTGTTGCCGTATTATCACTTTGAACATGATTAATAGACCATAATGATAATTGAGCTTGATGTTTATATCCTTTTAGAGTGGTCACATCAGTAACATTTATTGAAGATCTAAGAGTTGCTATTTCACCAATTATGGTCGATATCGAACTTGCATATCCCGCACAAATCCCCGCAGGTCCAGAAAATCCATAACAGTAACCAAGAAAATCTCCAGAAGAATCATTTTCAAATAACTCGGTTCTATCTCCTGTCCCTTGATTTGAAGAACTTGTAATTACTGCATATGCAGCATTTTCCAAAGGATTGGTTGTATCATAAACTCCATTTTCTAAGTTTGGATATTGATATGCTTTAATGTTATCCTTTCTAATAATTCCATATGCAATTACACTTGTTGTCGCTAAACCAACTGTATTTCCATAAGCAGTTGCACCAGCACCAGTAATTACGGAATTTGTGCCTCCGTATTGCGAATCAATACTTGAAGCAATTGATGAAAGCCCACATGAACTTGCTTGAGAACAAATTGTAACTATTTGTTGTTTTTTAGTATTAATCTGGGCAATGATAGGGACAATATTTGAATCCAATGTTACGCAATAAGGAGTATATTTGTCAACTAAATCTTGGGCATCATTAGTAGGTTGTGGTAATCCATTATCATTTGCGTCTTGTAAAGAAACTCTTGATGCGGATAGTATACCAACAACAGATTGAGAACTTGATAAATTAAAAGCCATTATAATTAAGACGACACTTATTTTTTATGTATTTATTGGTTATCAATAACCGTTAATAATATATCCACTATTATCTCCCGGATAATCTCTTGGGCTTGTACCAGGATATTCTGGAATATTCTTCTCAACGTCTTTTCTTTCTCCAGTTACCGTGTAATAACATTTTATTGAAGATCCTGCATTATTTCTAACAATAATCTTTCTTCCCCACTCGATTTTTTCAACAAATAATTCTTGATAATTACCAATTGGTGTGAGTTGAATACCGATAGTTTCTATATCAACCAATTCTGTCCAATATTCTGGAATTTCAATTTCAGTTTGGTCTTCTAATTTTCCTCTAAAATAAACTTCTGCACCAGGGCCTTCTAAACAAATATATCTTAGTCTATGGTTTTCTTTTGTTGGGTGAGGAATATCAAAAGATTTTTTTGTTGCGATTTGCGTTTGAAGGGATGTAATTGTTGGACCTGAAATACTTCCTGTTACATTTAATGTTCCATTTACAACTTCATTTCCGTTTATAACTACTGATCCGTTAGTAATTGTACTATTATTTGTAATAGTTTTTCCATTAATAATGGTATTATCAGCCTGAATAATCAAAGTTGGAATTGTTCCCGTGCTTTTAGCCATCGTTAATACCGATGTAGCCGATCCATTAATATACATTCCAACATAATCACCTGGAACATTATAAAGAACCATTGCAACATCAGTTAATTTGAATGATGTGTCTACTGGCAAATCAGTGTTCCAAAAGTTTTCTTGAGAAACTGCATCATAATTGTAGTCACCACCATTAGAGTTTGGTCCGGTAAAACAACCATATTGTTTAAATGTAAAAGTCATTTATCAATCTCCGTTATCAATCTCCGTTTTTAATTTTTCAACATCAATTCTTTCAGCATAGACATGATAATAACAATCGATAGGCATTTCGCCGGCAGACTGAAGAACAATTTGATTATCTTTTATTCTTTTTACAATAATATTCTGATGTGCTCCAATTGGTTGAAGTTGTACTGTGATTGATTTTTCATCAACTAATTTAGACCAGTGTTCTGGAAGAAAAATTATTTTTTCGTTTCTAAGTCTTCCTCTGAAGTAAACTCCATGTTCTGGTCCTTCTAAACAACCATATACTAATTTTTTATTTTCATATAAAGGGTGATCAATCACAAAACTCTTTGACTTTGCACAAAGAACCTCTGTATAAATTACTTTGGATTTGATTAGTTCTACTGTTAATAAAGTGTCAACTTTAAGAAAACTTTGAATTCTAGCAAGAGTTTTTACAAATAAAGAGTAAAATGGAATAGGCTTCATATCAGAGTTAGTTGTCTCTGCAACCATCAATGTTCCCAATCGTGTTGGGACCGGACTACTAAAAGATCCAGGATTTCCAACAATCTGAGGTCCTTCAATATATGCAGAACCACGTACTTCTAATGGTCCTCGACCCAAAATTTCTGGTTTTCCATCCCCTACAAATAATCTTTTTCCTGTAGCTAAATCAGTGTTAACGTTACTCATAATTTTTAAAAAGATTTGTTTGCTTCTCTATTCTCAAGAGTTGAATTTGCTTTCGACTTATTAAGTTTAGTTGCACCATCGGCACTCTCAATAAGCCCTCCGTATATATTTAATAACCCATTACCAATTGTTTCTAAAGTACCAGAGGAAAAAAACTTAGCAACAGATGTTGCATTAACTTCTACGTGTTTAGATTTTAATTCAATCCTCTCATTAGCATCTAGAGTTATATTTCCATTCTTATTATCTGGACCCTTAGCAATAATATCAATATTTTCTGCTTGCATACGGATTCTTCCATTTAATGCAGATATAACAATATCACCATTTACAGCATCAACAAAAAACGCTGGTTGCTTATCTTTTACATTATCACCACACTGTACTTGATATACTCCAGTGCATCTATTAGTTGTCCACCCCTCTCTTTGCCCATCAATGTCCATTTGCATGTAATGCAAATTTTCATGACCGCTTTTTACGGTAAATGCTGACGTAACTCCATCAACATGCATATGTCCAAATTGTATCTCACCGTCTGCAGTTCCGTATCTAACTGTATTATAATTTTTATTGGCCATTAAACTTTACCAACACAATCTATTACTTGAATGACCTTTGTTGGATCAGGTTCTTCACCATCTAGATCATCTCCTATTCTATTTACACACATTAACGGAATGATTAATGCATTATAACCTGTTTCACTTTCAATGTAAATATCTGGAGTTTCTGTAAATCCCTCTCCACTACTAATAACATTAACTTTTACTAATCTACCAAATTCACCAAAAACTGGTTCCAATACTGCACCGTTAGTAGGACTTATAGTAATTTTATCCACATTAGGATTGTAATTAATTCCACCATCTTTAACAAATACATCACATATTTTTGTAATTACTGGATATGATCCCTTGGAAGTAACAGCAGCATCCAATCCAAGATTAGCAATTGCTTGCTCAGAAAGACCTTCTCTGTTCAAGAAATCATAATCTTCATCAGAAATTCTAGGAGTAGTTAATGTTCCACATTTATTTTGTACTATATTTTTACCACCAACCAATGTCTCTGTAGAATTACCTTCAGAATCATAAATTTCCGCAGTAGTGAAAAATGGAAGAGTTACAGTATCTCCAGGGCATACTTGAATTTCTATTCCAGGATTATAGGGTCTATCATATCTACCAGTGCCTCTATAGACAGTTGTTTGATAATTATCTGCCCAAGTTCTTTGCATACCTCCCTGACTTCCATTATACTTTGGAAGATATCCAGATCCAGGATCAATCATTACAACTTCCAAAATTCCAGTTCCAGGTTTTCCTCTATTCTGATCTGGATTTGATCCACTATTTGGTGGTTGTGACGGACCAAGTATCACTTTACCAATTGCTCCAGCACCTTGTCCACATGGATCTATAATAGAAACTGTGCTTGTTTGGGTATAACCAGATCCTGTAGAAATAATATCAATTCCAAGAATACTTCCAGTTGGAGAAACAATCGCATTTCCCTTTGCACCAGACCCAGATCCAAAAAAGGATACCGCAGGAGGTCCACATAATTGAGGACCAACATTGCAAGATCCACCTGAGGCATTTGATGGACTTGCATTTGAACCTAGAGAACTGAAATTAAAATTATCAATATCAACTGCATCAGTTATCTGGCTTCCAATTGCTTTGGCTTGATCAAATAATCCTTGGAGTGATCCAGATAATCCTCCATTATCTCCTATACCACTCCACATACTCCATTCATTTGCCTCTGGGCATTCTCCATCTTTATCACAAGTCAAAAATCCTAATAATTTTGAAAGTAATCCTAATATTTGCCCACCAAAACTAACTGCAGCTCCAAAAGTAGACAATAAGGAATTCAATGGACCCAAAATAGAATTTACTGCGCCATCAATAAATCCAAGCATTTCTCCTAAAAGAGATCCCATAATGTTTTCAACAGCACAGGATGCAACGTTGACCATTTGATCTAATGCATTATTTAAAGCATTGGTAATCATTCCAATAAGAGCATCAATAAGCAAATTAAACAAACATCCAAGAAGATCTAATATTTTTTCTTCAGCCTTTTTTAAGGTAGGTCTTTCATTGGGCATTAATAAGTAATAAACTTTTTTTGTTTGCTCCCGAGTAAATTCGATTATATATTTTCTAATATAATCAATAATCGTTTTCATAAAGCGAGCAATAAATTTAGCCGCTTTTCCAACTAATTCTTTAATTTTTTCTTGAGCATTACTTACAGCATCATTTACTGCAGATTGAAATTGATCAACTGAACTTTTAACTCGCTCAATCTGTTTCATCAACTTTTCAATTTCAAGTTGAATACCATCAAGATCATTACCACCACATTTTTGAGTTTTGGCTAAATGCGTTTTTATATTTCCATCTTTAACTTGCTCTAAATCATTATTGTTGGTCTGATTAATATTTGCACCGTCACCTTCTAAAGGTTTTGCACCATTGGAAGCAGATCCTTTTCCAGTTGCAGGACCCCCACCAGGAGCTGTTCCAGAAGGAACTCCACTATTAGACGCTGCAGGTTTTGCATATCCTGGAACTTTTTCACCATTAGCAAATCCACTTATCGGTATAAATCCTTTTTCTGGTATTTTCTTTTCTAATGAGGTTTGTGCATTATTTCCCAATATTCCCATGATAATTGGTTGTTGAGCCTCAATACCATCCAGAAAAAATCCAAATACAATATTACCCTGTTTTATATTTGGAGTCTGAGACGCAGACATTTGACCACCGCCCGCAGTGATGGGCAACATTGCTTGCGCCCAAGGCAGGTCCATATCTTTTATGTCATCTTTTTTATCAGTGTGATGACCAAAGATTCTTACTTTATACCTAGATCCAAAACCTTTTATCTCGTTTGCATTTATAAACTTTGTTTTTACAATGTTATCATTCCAAGTCTTATTATCGACGACTTGTCCTATCCACCAATAAAAACCCTCGGATCCTACGAGGTTGGAATTAAATAAAGAGTTTTCGAGCATCAGTCTTCATAAATTTTACATTCCAGAGCATCTGGATTATCGTCACAATAAAGTTCTAAAGAAGATGGATCATGATCATCTTCGGGATGTCTTTCTATATATCTTTCTAATGCGGCAAGTTCTTCCTCAGTATGCCTACGTGCCTGAGGAGACGTTTGAGGGTCATCTAATATTTTTTTATCTTTTTCAATATGTTGGTGAATGTTTTCCATTTTTACCTAAGGTTTATTTACCATAAGAATCTCTTACCAAATTTAATTTAGTAAAAGTATTTTTGGGAGTTATTAAATGGCATATATCTGATATCATATATATACCACCTAAACGCTTACTTGGTATTTGATTAGTTTTTCCAGACAGTTCTGGGAATTCGCATGATACAATATCTCCAGCATTTAATCGATAATATCCAGCAATAGTAATTTCAACTTTAGAAGCAAAAAGTTGATTATATCTCATCGGTGCTTGAATTAAAGCAGCATCAACATCAAAAGTTGATTTTTTTGAGTCCTTAAGTTGCTCATCTACAGAATTTCCACTTGGTAAAGCACCTATTGGTAAAATATTAGAAAATTGTCTTGTTGGTTTATCTTTCAACCAAGTAGGTAAATTAGAATTAAAATCTTTTCCTGCAGTTTTTATACCTTTTTTCTGTTTAGATCCTTCCAAGTCTTTATCTTGATATTTTACATCATATGGATTTAACGTGCGAATCTTACTTCCATATGCACCCATCATCAATTTAGATTGTAAATCTAATCCACCACTATCTCCTTCTGTTGCTCCACTTACAGAATAATCTAAAATTTTAATATCATATCCAGGAGGAATATCAGTACTATTATTATAGATCATCTTCTTAGGAGTTTTTCCTTCAGTAGAAAGAAGTTTATCAATAGATTTAAAATTAATTCCTTTTGTAGTTTCATATAAAAAATACCCAGCTGCGGATCCTTTTGCATTAGGAAGATCTGGAATAGACTTTTTACACAACCACATACAAACATAAAAAGGTTTTCTAGAATTTCCTATAAAATTATACTTATTCAATGTAGCATCTACAATTAATTTTTTTTCAGTTTTCAAAACATCTTTTAATATCCTTGTAATAGAATCCGAAACTAAACCATCATATCTTTTTACTACACGAGCAACTTCATTTAGAAAAAATTCTTTTGTAACTAATTCCATCGCAACAACATTTCTCATATTATCTTGAGTTGTGGATGAAAATTTATTTACATAAAGCTTTAGAGATATCTCTTGGTCATAATTATCACTCATAACCAATTCCACTTCTTCACCACCAACAACAGGAAGTCCTTCAATTACTCCCATATTACCATCAATACTGTTTCCAGTATCCACAAAAATTAAATTTATAGCAATAGATTCTTGTAAGATGCTTTCATAAAACTCTAACCGAACTAATCCAGTCGAAACATCAATAGATTTACCCCCTTGATTAGACTTAATCAAAAGTTTTTTTATATTACTAGATTCTGATCTTCTACTTTCAGCCATTTTATCCTAAAGCATATAGTTTGTTGAATGGATCATACGTATTTGAATTACTAGATTCTCCCCTAAATGGATCACTTTTTGGTTTTGGTGAGGCATTTTCTTGTTGGCTTACTGGAGATGGACCAGGATCAACAACCATAATTGGTGCCCCATTTTCATAACCAGCATAACTATTTAACGTATTAATAAGTGATCCTGCATGTTTTTTAAGTTGAGATTTATTTTCAATCGCGTTAATTGTTGCAAAGAAACTCTTACCTAATAATTTTGTAGAATCTGCATCAGTAATTGCTTCAGTACCTTCTTCTCCCAACATTGCATATTGTGGTCCATTGGCAAATCCACCTTCTCTATATGCAACGTGAACATGATCACTATGTCCAGGATCTCCTGCTTTCAACAATTCAACAGGTTTTACACCCTTCATTTTATTAAAGTCTGCAATTACTTTAAGAATTGGTCCTTGTTCATATGCATAGGCACCAATATCAATTGCTCTTCCAGAATAATGATATGAATTTTTGGCATGTGTACCTTTTACTCCACCAAACTCTGGGTGCTCTGCAATTGCCTGAAAATCTGGTCCTTGCCTCAATCTTTTCTGTATAAATCTACCAAGTTCTCCAGAAATTTTACTTCCAGCAGAACCATATCCTTTTCCCAAAGATATTCCACTACTCCCACCACTCGTAAACGTTCCTTTCTCACCTCTTTGTAGGGCAGCTAATATTTGTGAAGAATATTTCCAACGAGCACCAACATCACCCCACCCAATGTACTTATAAGATGCTGCTTTTAATTGATCCTCAGTTGCCTTTGGATTCATGAAATCATCAAGAAGTCCGTATTGTTTTAATTCCTCTTTAATCCATTTGGTTTGTTCTGCATTACTTGCTTTTTCTAAAGGCTTACCTAAAAACTTTTCGGCGTTTTTAATTCTACCCCTGTTCCAACTAATTAGTCCTTTATTAGTCCCAGCACCATCATTCAACACCCAAGGTGTTCTTTGACCCTTCCATCCGGATTCTTGTTGTATATTACCAGATAAAATGGAAGCAGCAAGCATTGGGAATCCCAATTGCATAAACAATCTTGCTCCACCAACAGAATCATTGGCTGCACCCATTGCTCCACCATCCATACCCGATCCAGGTTCTTCTCCAGGAGCAGTTGTTTTGGTTTCAGTTGCTGGTTGAAGCATCAAGTTTTTCATAATATTTTTTGTGGATTCATCGACCGCAGAATTTAAAAGATCTTTGGAAGAATATTCAACCCACTTACTTATATCACTGTCCCCAGTTAAAGATGAAGAATCAACAACTCCACCTTCAGCAAAAGCTGCACTGATTCCTCCCTTTATATCTCCACTATTAATTCCTTTGGTAATCCAAGCATTAATACCCAATCCAATATTTTCATAATCTTTTGCAGAAGGTTTTTGTCCCAATAATACTTTTGAAAAGACTCCAAATAATGGTCCAAGATAATTTACTCCACTAAATTGCTTAGCAGTACCTTCAACTACACCAAAAGGACTCATGGTTTTTGGATCAGAAGATTCTGGGAAAAGTTTTTTAAGATTTGTATCTCCACCAATACCTTCACCAGGATTCAATTGAACATCATCAGGCATCCTTGCTTCCAATTTCCTTTTTGTTTTTTTAAGAGATCTTGTAGCGCCTCCTCCAACAATTTTACCAGATCTGGTAGTTACTTTACCACCTTCAGCCATTTTTTGCTTTGTTCCCACTAATACATCATAAAGAGATCCGCCTATAGCATCTCCCAATAATCCACCTAGAGTAGCTCCAATTAATCCACCAACCATTGTTCCCGCAATCGGAACAATGCTACCAACTGCCCCAGCAGCAACTCCCCCAAGAGATGCCCCAATAGAAGATCCAACAGCTCTAGCTGCCGCTCTTCCAGGATTTTCACCTAACAATAAATTAATTGCAAAATCAATCAATCCACCAACAATAGGAACTCTACCTAAACCCTTACCCAAAAGTCTAGCAATTCCTTTATTAGCTCCATTTCCAGTAATTTTTGGTTTTGCTCCAAAAGGATTTCTAAATCCACCCGCTCCACCACCACTCGTAGTTACTCTTGGTCTTTGTCTGAATGGATTTCTTACGGCAGGTCTACCCAGACCTTTTCCACCGCTTGTAGTGACTCTAGGTCTTCCACCTTGACCGGGTTTAGATTTTGGACCTCCACGACCACCTCTACCACCACCCAGACCTCCAGAAGATACAGCAAGAAGTCCAGCAACAATTGCTAAATTAATAAATTTATTTAAATATTCCGAAAATCCATCAAATTTTTTAGCTAGATCATCGCCGCCAATATTTTTTAAGAATCCACGAGTAGCATCATATGCTTTGTATCCCCAATCAATAAAGGTAACTAAACCATTTAATAATTTACCGCCAACATCAATAATAAAATCTGCAACATATCCAACAACAGTTAAAAATTTTGTTAGTAATGGAAGTTGATCTAATATTCTTACTGCAAAAAATCCAAGGACTGTATTTAAAATAAATTTTTTAATTGTATCTAAGAGTCCAACCTTAGGGAAACTTTTTATTTTTGGAATATTTAAATCCCTTTTTGGTTTCTCTTCAAGTTTTTTCTCTTTACTTTCCCTTCTACCCTTTTCAACTGTTCTTCTTTTTCTATCCGATAACTTTTTCTGCTCAGAAAAACTACTCTTAAGTAATTTTTCAATATCAATTACTTTTACCTTAATTTCATATATATCCTCTTGAATTTTATCAGAATAATCTTGCTTTTTGCTAGATTTAACTACATCAGATACATTAATTTTCTTAGTACCTATCATTTTTGATTGAGGTACAATAAAAGAGTTCTTTGTTTTCGCAAGAAAACTCTTTGAAGAAGGCAACATTTTTTTAGGATCTAAATTAGCCATTTACTTATCTGATTCCGTGCGTTGCTTTTGCATTTTTTGTACCACTCGGTCTTTGTGCATTTATTCTTGGAGTGGTTACTTTTGGATTTCCACCACCTTTACCGACAGTATCTGCCTTTGTTCTTGGTTTTGATATAGTTACAACTGGAGCTGGAGGTCTAGGTGGTGGAGGAGTTAAAGATTTAAGTGGTTGCCTCTTTGATATTCTTGCTTTTGCCGCTTGCTCTTTTGCTACTCTAGATCCTCCACCAAACCACCCTGCTTTATCCCACCAAGGACGGTTTGCTTCTAATGCTTGCTGGTTTTTACTCTTTGGTTTACCAGACATACCCAACAAAGCACCAATCGGATTTTTACTTCCAAGTAAACCCATCATTTCTGAATTGGTTCTGTTTCCACCAAGAACCATATCAACATCACCTTTTCCTTTAAAGGGATTCAATAAATGAGCTGCTTGAAGTCGTTGCTGTGTAGTTTTTCCTTTTCCAAAAATACCCTCAGTGATAAGTTCACCAGTATTCATGTCGCGCATTTTACCAGTTCTATCATCTTTCTTTTTGAGCATATCAAAATCATACTTATCTTCTATTCTATATCCACCACCTTCTTTTTTATTTCTTTCATTAGCCCAAAACTGACCAAGAATATTCTTAGCATTCTTTGCAGATTCTGATAATTTACCCTTTTCATCATTATAGTCAGTGTATTGTACTCGTATTCCGCCCGACTTCAATTTCTGTAAGAAACTTCTTTGTGTTGCTAAAGCCTCTTTACCTTTAGCAGTTTTTGATGCCCCAGAAGCTTCAAGTTCTTTTATTTTTGCTTCTGTTTTTGAAATTTCAGAACCAGTTCTTTTCTTTGCCCTTTCAATTGCTTTCTGAAGTTCTCCTTTAGATTCTTTACTTAAATCCAATTCACTTAATGGTCCTCCCATCCCACCCATCATTTGTTTTGCATAGATTGACCCAGCATCCCTATAAGTAGCACTTTTAAGATTATCAATAAATCCTTTCTCTCCTGGTTTTTTAGGAGAACTAAATCTATCCTGCATTTTCTTTATTGTATCACCAACACCCGATTTCACCCTGTTTAGTTTATTCATAACAGAAGAACCAATTGAAGGCGTTTTTATATTAGAAAAACCAGACAATTTTTGAGAGACTACTTTGTCCAAAATCTTCATAGAATTGGTTGCAGCAGAACTAGGTCCAGCTGCAGAAATTCCAGGTAATCCAGGCATTCCAGGAATTGAAGGCATTCCACCAGAACCTTTTTCTCCCCAAGTGGATGGTTTTCCTAAGTCAGAACCAAATTTATATTGAATAAATTTATTAACTGCTTCTAGAGGATCTTTTGTTAATTTACTATTTGAAAGATCTCTCAACCCTTTTGCTAGAGTCTGATCAATCCCTTTCGATCTTTCTCGCCTTATCTTATCAGAAAAACCTTTCTCAGAAGATCCCTCACCTATAAGACCACCGCCAGCTGCATGAGGAACTCCACCAAGAATTTTTGGTCTATTATTTCCACCACCGGCAGAGTTTAATGACTCCAAAAATCCCAGTCCGAATTTATCAACTGCCCCACGAGACATGACAAATTCGCCATCACTTAGCATGGCTGGGACTTTATCTACCCCCTTTTCACCACTAACAAATCCACCAGAAGCAAACCCATAACTCTGAGTTTTCCCGGTTTTTAAATACTCAATTTGCTCATCAATCTCAGCACCTTTACCTTGTAATTTCTCAAAAAGGTTTAAGTTAGCTTTTTGCGTTTCTAGTGCTTTTATTTTTTCAGAATTATTTCCTGGAGCATTTTTAGTATTTCTTTCCTGCTCATCAACAGTTCCAGGGAACATTGCAGGTATAGTTGCACCTGCAGTAAAAAGACCTAATGCTATTGCCGCTACCCTATTTTTGGATATAAATTGAATCAGTTTGGGAATTGCAGTCCTTGAAAGTAATACAATCCCACGCAGAACAATCTTTGTAATTGATCGAACAAATTTACCTAAACTTGTACCAAAAATAATATATGCACCAAGTAAAGCAGGCCACCAATCTTTTACGAATCTTATAATAGATTGTATTTTATCCTTATTAGCAGGATCAGCAAACCAATCTATTAACTTATATACTACTCTACCCAAAAATGTTTGTACAAAGAAATTAATAATCTTCTCCCAAATAGACTTAACTGGAGCAAGAATCCCATTAATTGCTTTTTGAATTTTTTCAAAAGGTTTTTTTTCTAACTCGTCTTCCTTTTTACCTCTTCTTCTACTCTCATCAGACTTTCTTTCAGATTCTCTCTCTTTCTGTAGAAAAGAAAATTGATTTTTTAACAATTCATAAATCGAGAATACAGATTTACGAATTGCTGCAATATTATTTTCTAGTTCATCCCCAAGAACTGGTTTAACTTTATCACTTACGTCAGATGTTTTAGATCCAGGTAATAACTTCTGTGGTGATATTACGTTAACAGATGAGGCTATAAAATACTTTTCCTTTGTTATTCTTAAAGGACCTTTAGTCTTTATAGTATTAACGTTTATTTTTTTCTTATTTACTTTAAATCTTCCAGTTTTGCCCTTTACCTTTTTATATTCATCACGAATCAATTCATCTTCTTCAACTGGAATTTTACTTCCAGTCATTCTTGCAGAAACAAGTTTTTCTTTTAGAAGCGTTAGGTAAGTATCATAATCTAAGTCAAAAACATCATCCAAACCAAGTAGTCTCAGAATTCTTTCATCAACTTTTTCTGAGACATTTCCTCGGTTCGATTCTGCTTTTGGATTACCAACCACCATTTTGCTGTGCCATTTGTTTTGAGTTTTCTTCCTCTAGATGATTTTTCAATAAAGAAACATAAATGTCCCTTTCCCAAGGCATTAAATTTTCAATCTCTGTTAATGAATATTTATGATACTGTACCAGAGAAAAATTTAATTTATAATAATTTTCTAAGTCCATGTGGACTAGGGCTATGCGAAAAAACTTGAAAGACCCTCCAGGACAACCTCGCTCTCAACTTCTGTGACTGGATTTTTAACATTTACTTTATGAGTTAATCTAGGCATAGTCTCAAAGAATTTCTCAATCTTTTTAAACTGAGAAGAATTCATTTGATCTAAGAAATCTGAAAATTCTTTTTTAGTTGCATCAGATGAAGACCAAACTTCTTCTTCAGTATATACCTTATCAATACAAGCAGCAATTAAATCAAATGACTGCTCTACATTTGTGTTTCCACTCAAATCAAAATTGTTTTTAATAAACTGATCGAGTGAAGGATATCTCATTTCCATGGCGATTTTATCATCAACTTGAATCACCTTAGAATGATCTTCATTCTTTTGCACTTTAATATCATCAATACTAATCTTCACAAGAACTGAAGTATCTTCATCATCCGGACAAATAATATTTACTTCTACTTCTTCTCCAACAGATTTTCCTCTGATGTTTAAAAAGAGATATTCAATATCAAATGTTGGGAGATTTTCTACTTTAATATTTTTTGTGATGATACAATTTTTAATTACGGTCTTAATCGCTGTTGTAATTTGTTTTGTATCTTCACTCTCTAATGCTAAAACAAGAAGTTTTTCTTCTCGTACTAAGAAAGGTCTATATTGAATTGACTGTCCAGTTGATGGTAATTCCAACTCATACGTTGGTGTAGAAATCTTTGGTAAAGGCATAATGTCCTATAAAATTCAGTATGATTATTTATTCCTAATGTTAAAACCTAACATTAGGATTATATGTTTGAGCTTTTTGCAATAATTGAGCTCTTTGAGGTGATCCTGCAGGATATGTTGCGTTTGCGTTTGCAAGAATTTGATTTTGACTTTCGATATTAACAGGAGCACGATTTTGATTTTGAATCATCTTCTGATTAGAAAGTGCCCAGATAGCAAGGTTATCATCAACTGGTGGATTGTTGCTTGTGGGTACATCCGGATTTCCAGGTGAAGGTGCGGAAGGTGGAGATTGTTGAGGTTGAATAGACGTTGCCTTTACTTTATCTACAAAATATCTAGAATATGAAAAAGATACTGTACATTTTAATAAACTTGCTGATTCATATGTAACAGGCATTGATGCAATGCTTGTTGGGAAGGCATTGATAAAATGATAAGCTAATTTTGTGTTGTTTATTCCATATGATGCGCCATAATCTTTTTCAAATTTTGTAATTACGATAGTTGTTTGAGATAGAGTGGGCCAGTTTACCCTATAAGTATAATTTTTATTTCTAATATCATTACCACCATCACCACCAGAACTCACTTGCTCATTCACAATATATCTCATCCAAGCCTCAAAATATCTGATCTGATAGTAGTTTCTATCGACATAGAAAGTAAAATCTGCTTTATCATCATATAATCTCCTATACCCATGCCTTTCAGTAACACCAGAAAAATCATTAGTAATTTCATGAGTTGCGATGGAAGATCCGGGAAGACTTGCTTCAGAACAAGACAAGATTAGTTTTTCTGGATCATCGATTATTCCATTTGCGGGGAGAATACCCTTAACTCCCTCTGGAGTTAAGGTATAAACTTCAAAATTATTAGTTAAAGCTGGTTGAAGTAACGCGGACTTGATGTCCGACATTCTTCTTGGTCTTACTGCTGGTGTCTGAATAGACTGAGCCATGTATGAATTTATAAATATTTTATTGCTTTATATATTATGTAGACAAGAATTTGTAAATTATTACCATGCCCCGTGACTCAAAATACTATCAAGGAAAATTTAACCCACAAAATCCAGAAAAGTATAAGGGTGATTACAATAATATAATTTATAGGAGTTCCTGGGAACTCAAATTTATGAGATATTGTGATAGAAATAATGCAATACTTGAATGGGGTAGTGAAGAATTTTTTATTCCATATTTTGACCCAACTACAAAAAAAGTTCGTAGATACTTTCCAGACTTTATCATGAAGATAAAAGAAAGTAGTGGAAAAATTAAAAAATATTTAATTGAAATAAAACCTCAAAGACAAACCGTACCACCAGTAGCAGGAAAAAAGAAAAGAAAAACACTAATTACTGAAGCTTTAACATATGAAAAAAATAAAGCAAAATGGAAAGCAGCAGAAGAATGGTGTTTGGATAGAGGATTAGAATTTAGAATCATAACAGAAAAAGAACTAGGAATCAAAGATGGCGATTAATAGAATCCAATATATTAAAAATCATCTATATGATTATGAAACTAACCAAGAATTAATAAATGAAATTTTTAATGTTCTAAATGTAACAGAAAATGTTCCGCAAGTAGGTAAATACTATACATTTAAATACGATCCAATATCAAAACAAAAAGAATATGATCAATATCCATTAATAGCACTAATGGATGCTAAAGAATGGGGATTTAGGGGGTATAACTTTCATTGGAAATCTGATAAAAATTACTCCTGGGAATCTGTTAAAAGTAATTTTTATCTAGTGTACAAAGAAGAACTTAACGATCTAATTGAACTTAGATATGGGAAATACCATCTAAATAGTTGGTATAATAAAAAGTAATATATTCCCATAATGGCGACACCGACTACTATTCCTGCGGGTTGGGTTAGAGATGGAAATAATGGATACTATTCTGCTGAATTTAGATCAGTAACAAAAAGTTCTGCTAATCCTGGTGCAAACCCAAATCTAAACTATACTTATTCAGTAAATCCACAAACAGGTGATAGGATCGTATACGCTAATGCACCACAAATTTCAACAGGTCTTCAAAATCAAGTAAGTGGACAATACTTCAATGTGGGTGGAAGTAGAACTCCGGTAATGTCTATTGATTCATCTGGAAATGTTACTAAGTTACCCGGATATGAACAGATAAAGTCAAGTTACGGTGATCAAGGATTAGTAACGTTACAAAATAATAGTAAAGGTGCTGCATCCACTTTAATGCAAAAAACTGGAACATCAGATGCAGTAAAGAACTCTTCAGAATTTAAAAGTTCACTCTCAAATGCATCTCCTCTGAATAAAGATACACAAAAAGCAGGTGGATCATCTGAAAATGGTGGATTTGATTCTTCAAAAATGAAAGATATTAACGTATCTATTGGAGATAATCCAGGTACAAGAGGATCTTATGGTAATTACAAATATCCAAAGAATCTTTCCCTGGAAATTCAAGATTGTATGAGATTTTCAATGTTAAAATACTCAGCAAAACCACTTTCTGCTAGTAAGATATCAGAAGGAACTGGATTTGCAGCAAGAAGTGGCACCGAAAAACGTTTAAAAGATGCAATTGGTAGCGCAATCTTACCAATTCAAGGTGCAATGGATACAAATACCGTTGATTGGGCTGGTAGTGGAATAAATCCAATGCAAGCAATGGGAGCATCTGCATCTGCAGATATGATTACTGGGGGTATTGGTCAAGGAGCTGCAGCAAGCGGTCAAGATCTAGTTAAACTAGTTGGAAACAGTAAATCTGATATTCAAAAAGCATTAGCGGTTCATTTTGCTGGAGAAGCGGTTGGTGCTCAAAATTTACTATCTAGAACTTCAGGTGCAATTTTAAACCCAAACTTAGAATTGCTATTCAATGGACCTCAATTAAGACAATTTTCATTCACATTTAGAATGACGCCAAGATTTAAAGAAGAAGCGGAAGAGGTCCGCAAAATAATTAGATTCTTTAAACAAGGAATGTCTGTAAAAAGAGGAAAATCAGAATTATTCCTCAAAGCTCCAAATACTTTTCTTATTCAGTACTTAAATAATAGTAAGGATCATCCATATATTGGAAAAATTAAAGAATGTGCATTATTAAGTTGTTCTGTAAATTATGTTCCAGATCAAACTTATATGACTTTCTCTGAAATTCCATCGATGACTGCATATGAAATGAGTTTAACATTCAGCGAACTTGAACCAATATATGATGATGAATATGGCGACGAAGGTAGTGTAGGATTCTAAAAATGTCTAACCCTTATTTCAGAAAAGTTCCAGATTTCGACTACGTTAGTAGAACAACTGATAAAAAAAATCTATCAGATTATATCTCTGTAAAAAATCTCTTTAAACGAGGAAAAATTCGTGAGGATATCATACAGGACTTAAGTTTCTTCACAAAATACAAGATTATAGGCGACAATCGTCCAGATAATGTTGCTTATGAATTATATGAAGACCCCACTCTAGATTGGATAATTTTACTTTGCAATAATATTCAAAATGTGTATACAGAGTGGCCTCTGCCTCAAGATGCATTTTACAAATTTATTGATCAAAAATATGGATCCTTAGATGCATCGTATGAAACAAAACACTATGAAACTATTGAAATCAGGTCATCAGATAATCAGATTATAATTCCACAAGGACTTGTTGTGGATAAAGATTTTGAAACCAGATATTATGATGCTGGATTGGGCAGTGATACATTTGTTTCTAACATTACAATACCAGTAACTTATTTTGAATATGAAAATAAAATTGAAGATAAAAAAAGAAATATCTATGTACTAAAATCTAGATATCTAAATGTAGTATTGAATGATATGGACCAAATCATGGCATATAAAGAGGGTTCCACCCAGTATGTGAGTGAAACCCAAAAGAAATCTGATAATATCAGACTATTCAGTTAACTTTCTGCAAGTTTCTGAAAATAACTCAGAGCATCATCTTCATCATCATCGGATTGAGAAGAAAGATTATTCAATTCCTGCTTCATACTTTCAGGGATTGGAGGAGCGGACTTACTTCGCTGATAAGACTCCTCAAGTTCTTGAATCACCCTATCCTCTTTAGTTTCTTTTTGGGTATAGGATTCATACTCGTCTTCTTCTGCTAGAGTTTGATTACGAACTGAACCTTTTTGTCCAAGAACATATTGAAGACGCTTTTGCAGTTCTTCATAAGTTTTAAATTGGTCAGGTGCTACAAGTGCAGTCAGAGAATATTGTTTTTTCCAAATTGCTTCCATTGCATCATCATCATCCAGAAGAGGAACCGCACGATCAAATTCAGATTTGTCGTAGTTCCAATAACCATCAACCTTACGGATTTTCAGTTTAAAGTTTGCACCTTGCCAAAAATCAAAAGGATTGATAGGCGTTTCATCTTCAAACTCAGGTTGCATAGCAGCCATAACCTTGTCGAAGATTTTTTTGCCGTACTTGAAGAGAAATACTTTACCTTCGTTGTTGGGGTTAGTGGGATCCTTCACAACATAAATGTTGCTGTAGTAAGACAGTTTACGCTTCTGCTTACGAACAGTTTCTTTATCCTGATCGTTACCACTATTCCAAAGTTCACGATTGTGTTCGGAAACAGGATCTTTTTGCCCAATTGTGGTCAGAGAGTTTTCAATATACCAACCTCCAGGACCTTGGAACCCATGACTATACATTTTGATCCAGGGAAGATCTTCTCCCTCAGGAGCAGGAAGGAAACGAATGATTGCAAAACCGTTTCCAGTTTTGTCCATTTCTGGTTTCCAAAGACGTTCATCAGAAAGTGATGAAGTGGAACTCATCTTCTCAACTTCTTTTACAAGTTTTTGAGTGAGAGAACCAATACTAGATTGCTTTTTAAGATCTTTAAAAGACATTTGGATTAATACGGATTACGGTGGATTTGGCCTTTGTGTACCTCGTACAGTCTATCAGAAAGCATCTGACTTGTCAATCTGCTTCCTCATGTTTTCGACAACCTGAGTCATATTATTAAATATGACGTTTATATCCATATTTTGAGGAAGACCCATCATCTGAGCTGATTGAATGATCCGAGACTTCATTTTTTTAGCCTCTGGATCTTCTGATAAACTTAACCGAGTGTATAGAATTTTTTGTTTATCTAAAAGTTTCTGAAGCAATTCTACGTGCTTTATTTTATCTCCTTTCAACATTGAAGGAAAACTAAAAACACTTTGATACACTTCCTCTTGCAGTTCTGCTATTTCGGTCATTTCTGCACGAACAACCTCAGAATCAAAAAAACTCATAAAATACACTCCCTAAGTATTTTTTTGTATCGAGGTACATCAATATTTAGAAACGGATTATATTTTTTAACTCTGCGACTGACGGTTTCCCACACCGGATCATTAAGTCGCTTATCAAAGTTATTCCCGAACAGGAATATTTTATCATATATGACCATTGTTTCCAGGCTAATCTTCCCGCTCAGGAACATTTTTAACAATGGTGGATGACCTTTGGAACAGTTAAAAACGTCCTCAAATTTATTTTCGCTGAATAATTTCTGAGATTCTTCTTTAAACAGATAAGAGAGTGACTGAATTTTCTTTTTCCACTCAGTATAACTTGATTCCCCGTTCTTAATTATCTCGCCAATCCAAAGAGACTCTGGATCAGAACAGGAAACAAAATTAGATACAAAAAATTCTTCAATTTCTTTATCAGTCTTTTGTCGAGAAATTTTTTCAAACCAGAACCTATCCTTCCTTTTATAAAAGGATTGGAGACTTGCCCTGCTTTTTCCACAATACTTATAATAATCGTAATTGTCCCGCGTAAAATGATTTTTCAGGGCAATATAGTTCTTATAGCAATCAAAGGGCATCATTTTAAAAAAGTAATATAGCGTTTTTTGCCGGGAGTTTTTTCCGACCAAAAATGGATTAAAAAACCAATTTTGCTCTAGAAGTTCTCTTTAAGAAGTTCAACTCCATAGCGTCATACTTTATTTTTTCCTTTAGAGGTTTGGAAATTAATTTTGGAACGGACTCTAAATCAAGATTGTTAGTCTCGCAAAAATAAATGATCGCATCAATATAATTCATCTCAATATTATTTTTAACAAGAGATTCAATCTCTTGAGAAAATTTTGATGGACAAAAAAACTTACTTTCTAATGCTTTTTCTAACTCTAATTCATGTTCCATACTGCTCAAGCTTGGATTGAATAAACTCTCTAATATACTTGGTGAGTAACTTAATGTATTTTGTTTTGTCATACTCTTCATAAACGATAGATTCTCCATTTTCACAAGACATAATAATAACAAATTTTTTAACAGATAGACCAGTCATTTCGTGCAGCATACAAGCGTAAGCGCAACATTGCACGAAATAGTGTTCTATCCAATCCCTTGGTTTTGGTGATTTTGATGTTTTAAAATCGATAATAGCGAGTTCGCCATTATACTCTGCAATACAATCTACGGTTCCAGCAACTCCTAAAAATTTGCTATATAAGGAACTTTCAAGCGCATAGATATTATTTATATTTCTTAAATCTTTCTTTGCAATTTGAAACAGAGTTTGAGAAATAGGAAGAATGTTTTTTGGAAGTTCTTCATTTTTTAAATACATCTCAACAAGTGTGTGCATATCTGTTCCACGACTTGTTGCAGCTTTTGTAATTCGATCCGCCTTCTCCTCACCGATCTTTTTACGCCAATTCGCAAAGAATTCTCGATTTTTATGACTGGTTACTGAAGTAATAGAGACTAAACGAAGGAGTTCATCATTATCAGGGACCTTATAATAACGAACACCATCAATAGTCTCTCTTTCAAGTTGAGGAAGGTCAAGTTCAATATGATTAAACATTATAAATTTAATTCCATTTTAGCAATAATATACTCTTTAACAAGACCAGACCTTACAATATCATCAACACCAAATTCGATAACATCAAATGAAGGCATTGCTCTCAAAATAGACATAAAATCAATGATACCATTACGTTCATTTGTTTTTGTTAGATCTGACTGAGTTGCATCTCCACAAAAACAAATTTTACTGTTCTCGCCTACACGAGTAATTATACTATCTAATTCATGAAAGTTCAAGTTTTGAAACTCATCGACAATAATAATTGCATTATCGAGAGTTGTTCCACGAAGAAAAGATGTACTCCAGAACTTAATCGTTTCCTGTGCCTTTAGATTTCCATAAAGCATTTCAAACGATGCATCATCAGGCATACTAAACATATACTTCACCATATTCTTGTAAGGAATTTGATAAAGTGAGGACTTGTCTTCATGATCACCAGGAAGAAAACCAATTTCACGAGTAGCAACAAGAGACCTAACGATATAAACTTTTTCGTAAGGAGTATTCTCATCTAAAACATCACGCAGAGCATTATAAAAGGTAATGAAAGTCTTACCTGTTCCAGCACATCCATATGCAACTAACTGCTTCCCCTTTTTATAAGAATCAAATAGTTTAGTCTGATTGTTTGTAAGAGGATCGATGTCTAAAAGTAAATCCCAATTAATGGGTTTTTTTCGTTTCATTTGTTTAGCAGTCATACCAACACCAATTGGTTGATCGTTTCCTCTTCTTCTGTTTCTAGCCATATAAAAAATCAGACAGGTTTTACTTGAGATTTTGGAACTTTTGATACTTTATGGAGGACATCATTCCACCCTGGATGAGACTTTTTCAATCTATCATAAATCTCACCAACCTCACCCGAAGAAGGGCAAGTTGCTGGATCTGACCAATCTCTATCCCACTCTGGATTATCTTGTCTCCATTGATCCCAGACGTGGATACTCATGACAATTTCTTTTTGCTCACCAGTAACTTTATTAATAACAGGATACGTTGGCAATGTTACACCTCCATTTTGTATAGGAATATTTATTCAATGCAGATAGAAGGTGCATCTACACATTCGGAGCATCCTTCACGAGTCCATTCAAGGGCAGCAGATACTGCAGGAAACTGGCAGGTAAAAATACAACGAATTGCTTCTGCAATTTCCATATGTTCCTTCTGTGTTCCGTGTGCAGAACGTAGATCGATATAATGTATCCATGACCTTACAGAGCCCGTCATATAGAGGCGTGTGGGCGTTGCTAGCGGCAATACGAACCTTGCACACTCCTTTGCTACTCCGTGCTCTAGAAGGCGATTGTAGAGACTCTGAGAGGCAGCAAAGTGAATTCGGATATCTTCCAGCAGTTTCAGTTTTAAATAGTCACCAAGGTCATCTGTGGAGTTCTGACGGTTCTTTGTATCCTGCCTACGAAGTTCTGGTAAAGGAATCGTCTTAGTCAGAAGATTTGTGTCCGCATAACGTTGACTGAATTCTTGAAATGTGAAACTCCTATGACGCAAGATTTGTGCAGCAATACCACGAGTCGTATTAATCTCAACAGTCATTGATGCTTGTTCAAAGATACTCCAATGTTGATGTTTAATACAATACTTGAGCAGTCCAGAGAAGTTATCATTCTCTTGGTTATTTGGATTGCTTACACGAGCACAGTAAGCCATATGCTTCTCTGCATCTGGAGTAACACTAATCAGTGTGACTTTGGGTTTCATTAATTCAAATTCTTCGTTGATTAGACTCACAATCCATCTCCATCATTATCGTTTGTAATCTTATATTTTTGATTTACTACTTTGAATAAATCATCATCTACGTCTTCATCATAAAAAATCTCATCATAATCATCAATATACGGAGCTACTTCTTCATATCTTAGATCTTGTTTATAAGAGTTTGTATCAGAATAAACTTCAGATTTAAGACATTCGACAAGAGACTCAAGGTTTTTTATGATTAGTTTAAGCTTTTCTCTATCCATTTTTATCAACCTCGACAAGGCTAATTCTACACAAAAAAAGAGGGGGAGTCAAGTCCCCCTCTTTTGCAATTTCTTGTTATCGTTCAATGTAACTTAATGTATGATTAGTTGCATAAAGTTGTTGGATGATAATATCGCATCCAATCTTTGGGTTACAGTCCCCACAAGTGTATACATCCACGGCTGCTTTACCTTCTTCAGGCCACGTATGAATGCTAATATGACTTTCAGACAGCAAACAAATAACTGTTACCCCCTGTGGTTCAAACTTTTTGGATATAGTTTGAATCACAGTAGCACCACTTGCTTCTGCTGCATTTTCCAATAAGTCTATAAGGCAACGCTCGTCGTCCAAAAGAACGAACGAGCATCCATACAAATTAAGAAGATAATGTTTCCCCATTTTTGTCGTCTAAATGCTTTAATAAATTTTTTACTACTTTTTCAGTTCCATCAATATTCTTGACTTCAAAAATAGAAGACTTCATATATCTTTTAATTCTTTTATAGTCTTTAAGAATTTTTTGAACTTCATCGGTGTGAACTGTAACCTTCAGTTCTTTATTATTAAATCCTTCACTCATTTTCTTTTCTTTTTCTCAGGTGCTTTATATCCCCATGATCTGGGATTTACTTTTCCATATCCCCAATTAATTTTTTGTAGGGATCCTGGACCATACTTATCATAGTAAAAGTCAAAAATATTTACCCTCTTCCCACCTCTACAAAGATCTAGGCATTCTTGACCATCTGCAATATATGTTACCATATACGCATCAGTTGGAAATGATGGATCTTTTGCTTGCTGCAAAGTAGTTTTTTCAAGAAGAACCTCACATCCATAAGATGAAGGATCGTTTGTATTTTCATCTACTCTTTGCTTAGACATTTCTCTCTCCAATACCTTTGTCACGAACGACCTCCCCACTTAATGTCGGGATAGGCTTCTTTTACATTTTCAAAAGTAATTTTATATTTATCAGAAAGTTTTTTATCCTTTACAAGACAAACAAGTTCTGCTTCTCTGGGGTGAAGTCCTTGGAGAAGATTAATAAACATCATCTCCCTGCGAATAGAAGAAAGACTATCATTTCCACCTTTTACATAGTGATAAAGATTCTGATATTCCCTTCTTAGGGATGTTTTTCCTCTTCCATCTAAATCTTGTCCTGTAGCTGATTCTCCACCAGCAGATTCTCTTGAAAGGTTTTCGGATAAAGTTCCGCTGTAAACACTTTGTTCTTTAATTTCTGCATAGGGAACTTCTCCCTCAGGTAAGAGGGAGATTATACTAGAGTCAAAGTTCCATACAAAAATTACTTTAAGAGAATCATGTTCATATTTTCTAAGAAGTTCTACCTTCTTAGCATTAGATCTTTGCTTTGAAATAAGTTCTAAAATTTCAAAAACAAAAGGATTGATTGGTAATTCTGTTTCAATCTTCTTCGTCTTCGCTGTCGTCGTAGTCATAGTCATTTTCAATTCGTAGTGCGATTATTTCATCAGGAATAATATTCCCATTCCTATCAAACATTTCGGGGTGAGTATTTAATGAAGCGATATAATTTTTTTCGTAGAAATGTTGTTTAGATATCCACCCAACAATACCACCAATAAAAAAGAACATTATTGAAATTAATGTTGTGATGGTTAGAGTTACTGCTAACATTTTTCTTTCTCCCGAGATTTACTTTTCTTAAAGTCCAAAGATATTTCAAAATAAAAATGAATTTCTCGGTAAAAGAGAGAAACCATTTTACCAAACCTCAATCTAAATGACTTTGGATTCTCTTGGTTTCTCCTCCTATTCCTCAACAATAACTCAAAACCTCTATTGATATGAGGTTCTTTATTATTTAGATTCCTTTTTTCGTCTTCCTGGTCGTTTATCATGGCTATATCTCCAGGCATCTTCGAGGATACTGTGTAGGTAGTTCCTTATTTTTCTAGCTTGAGGTTTAGGAATATGTCCATATCCCTCACGAAGTTGTTTATGAATTTCATCTGTACCACCTTCTAGATATTCATCTAGATCCATTACAATATTAGTAATATTTGATGCAGTAGAACTTTCAATAAAACTTTCAATCTCTCGTCTTAGAATACCTTTAATTTTTAGATAATCATAAAATTTTAACACAAAATGTCCATCAAAAGCAAGATCAATTGCTCTTTCAACATCATAATAAATTTCATAAGACGTGCTTTCCATTAAACTAGTTTTTGCTCCTGAAGATATTGGACAGTATCTACACATCCACCAAGTTGGGTTTGATCATTTAGAATTACCTGAGGGAAAGTAGATCCATTCCCAAATTCAGCATAAAATTCATCTCTATTAAAATCTACATCTAATTTGTAAACCACATGTTGAAGTTCTGAAAGTTTTAAAACTTTTTCAATTTTATTACAATATGGGCAACCATCCTTAGAATAAACCGTAAACTTCATAACTCTTTATAAATGATTTTTATTTATTTAGCCTTGACTCATTCTACTAAAAAAGAGGAGAGAAGTCAATTCTTCCCTCCTCATATTTTTCAATGAAATATAATTATTATGCTTGTGCTTCAGTCCAAGATAGACGACCACTTACAGTTGCAATACCAGATCCTACATTAGTAACAACGATAGTAAGAGTGTCCGGACCATCAGGATAGATTCCAGATGCAGAAGTTGCAGCAGCACCAACAACTGGATGACCACCGCCACCTTGAATAGAATTACCAAGGTCTCTAACTCTATCAAGTTCGATAGAGTTTGCCCCAGATCCTACAAAGAATCCAGCAACAACCTCTCCACCATTAACAGAAACTGTAGTTCCCGCTCCAGCTCCAAAAGGATAGTCTGCAATTTGTGCAAAACTTGAGTTTGCTTGGTTTGGAACGTTACCAACAGCGTTTGTCCAAGTAACTCCAATTGAAGGAATAGAATTGAGGTATGTACGAACAAGCAAGTTAGCGTTTGCGGAAACACCACCGTTAACCGTAATATCAAGAGTACGAAGAACTAATTGCATTCTATTAGTCAATTCTCTTTGACCAAATCCAGCAGCAATACCATTATCAACAGAAGGTGCTACACGAATTGCAAATAGAGCTCTTGATGCACCAGGAGAAACTGTAGAAGAAGCACGTTCTTGACCATAAGTGAAGACCAATGATTTATCATCATCAAATCTTCCGTCCATAATTACACTTGTTCCCCAGTGCGATATTGATGGACCAAAGGTTGGAAAAGCTAGTTCAACACCAGTTGGATTAGTTTGAGAATAAGTGAAAGAACTAATAGTTCCAATTCCAATTGGATAAACTGTCTGAGCAACACCAGTGAGACTTGCTGTTGCAGACTGACTTATAAACATTGTTCCAATACCAATCGCAATTACAAAAGTATTGTCGGAGAAAGCATGTCCCAAAACTCTTTGACCTAGTTGCAAATTCCCTGTTTGTGCAATTGAAACTTTACTGCTACCCAAAACAGTAGTCATTGCAATACCTGTTGGATATCCAGTTTTTTCTCTAGTAATTCCAGTAAGGGCAGTTGTCCCAACTCCCGTATAAGTCATGAATTCAAACCTTGTAGTTCCAACTTTTATAGTTCCGCTAGGAGGGAATCCAGTAGTACTTCCTATACCAATATAAGTGTCTGCAGTAGTAACACTTGTTGTTATAGAAGATCTTGGTGGTTCAGTAGAACTTTCATATCTTGCTGGTAAATTACCAGATCTCATGTAAGCTTCATAGTTTACATTATTATTTGGAATCTTATGAGCATAAAATACATTTCCATTATTTCCTCTAAATCCATAACGAATAAATCCTGCACCATACCAAGAGTAATCAATATAGAACATCTGCATCTTGGATATATCTAAATTATATCCAGAAGAACCTGTACCGTCACATTTATCAAGAGTCCATTCAGATTGTGGATACTTTATATCGATTGTTTTTGAACAAATAGCAAATGACGCAGTGCTTCCTCTATAGGAAGGAGTAATAGTCATAGATGTATCACTTGCAATTTCTATAATTCTATATGACTGTCCACGGATAACAATGGAATCTCCTATTTCTAATTGTTTAGCAAAATATGTTGGGAAAGAACTACTCGATTGAATTACGGTATTTTGCCCTTGAGTTACTGATATTTTGCCGGATATTTGGAATGTTGAAGATCTTCTAACTGCATATAAGTTAAGACCATCAAATTCAAAAAACATTCCATTTTGTTGATCAAAAATTCCAAGTCTATTTACAGCACCGTACCATTTTGTTACAGACATCGAATAATTTCCAGATGCTGCAGTTTTTGATGGTGCAGAACTTGCTATGTATGTAAACTGATTAAATCCAGTTACGGAGTCTACAGTAAATGTGCCGTTATATTCTGCTTCAATTGCGCCTTGAATTGTTATTTCAGTACCAGGAATAATATTTAAAATATTATGTGGTTCTTTAGTTGTTACTGTAACGACAGTTCCAGATGCGGTTAAAGAATCCAACTGTAAGTTTGGTTTTAAAATTGTACCAGAACTCGCTTGAATTCCTTTACCAGATTGATAACGGAAATATCTTCTTGTTTGGCGAACAGCTTGCTCATAATTTCCACCACCACCATTCGTGAATACAACGCCACCATCAACTGGTCTATGTAAAAATTGAGCTTGTGGTCTTACAAAAACTCTAGAAGATGAAGTTGTTAATCCGCTTGGAACTCCACCTGGAGAATAAATTGTAAATTTATCGCTGGTAGCTACTGATACTACAGTAAAAGATCCGTTTGGTGGGTTTGTACCAGTAATGTTTGTAATTGCAACCTCATTACCAATAGAAAGTCCATGAGCAACAGGAGTGGTTACAGTAACTGCAAATCCAGCAGAAATATCAAATTTTGAAGCACCAGTTCCAATTGCAACGTTTGTAAATGTTGCTCCTGTATAAATTCCCGTCTTATTTGTATCGAAAATACTTGTAATTCCTGTCGTATTTACTGCTCTTCCAGTGTAAGTAATAATTCCAACACCAGCAGCAGTGTTCTGGAATGATTGTTCTACGACAAAATTTCCATTAGCAATAGGTAAAAACGTATCATAAACAAATATAGGAGAAAATCTTTCAGGAATTGCTGTCGTGTTAAATCCGATAGAAACTGATCTACTTCCAGTCTCCATAGAAACACTGGTAATACCAGCAAATGGAATTGAATATGAAAAAGCATATGGTCTATTCGCAATCATTCCCAGATTTTCCCATTTGGTAATCTGAGTTCCATATTCAAAGTCAGTATCGATCAGTGCCTGTGCTGTAGATGTTCTAAACTTATTAACAGGGTCTGTATAGACTTCACTTGGTTCAATATACTGGTTATCATCTTCAGCAAAAATTTGAATATGATCTTCTGCATTCATTGCAGAGCAATTATATTCTAAAACAAAAGTTGTTTTATTTGTATCATTATTATAAATTGCAGAAGATGCTCCTAAACTAGGATCGGAAAAATTATAAATTATAATCCCACGAGTAACATTAGTAACTAAAAGCAGTCTAATCTGATCAACATGACCATCCACAATTAAAGTGTTTGTAGATGGAGTAAAAGTATAATTATATTTTAATCTTTTAGCCATTAGTGATAACTACCCTTCTTCTTTTATTACTAGTATTTATTAATTCAACTACCAAAAGCAATTGCAAAAGCAATAGAATTTGATCTCGCAATTAACTCTGTTCCACCTTGAGTTTGTCCATCATGAGTGATCAAAACTTTTTTTTGAGTATCGTAAGTAACTTCTCCCTCAGCACCTGTAAATGTTGTATGTTGTGAAGTCGTACCTCTTCTTAACTGTACCTGCTTGGACATGGTTTCAGAAGTCTATTTACTATATTTATTAGTATCAATTAATCTTAAATATCTCCATCTTTGTCCAGGCACCATCAGAAGGTCCATTAACAACTTGATTAGTTGTATTTCCCGTAAATACTGTAAAATCAATATAATCTGATGTTCCATTCATCGTAACAATTCCGCAAGCAGTTTGACTATAGGAAAAAGTTGTTATTCCAACTTGATGTAATGCAAATGTAGAACCATTTTTTCTGATTTGAATATTTGTTTGATTGTTTGTGATAGTTCCTGCTTGCCAGTTCACCATTGCATCAACACGATAAGTTCCTGCAACAGTTGGAGTTGTGCGAGTCGTAATACCACTATACCAACCATTAGTATCACTTGTTGCAGTAAAACCAAGTAAAGTATCAGTATTATTAGGTATAGTTTGGTTTGTTGTTCTTGCAAGTTTTACATAATAATTTCCAGGTGCGTTTAGATTACCGGTGATTGTCGTAACACCAGTCATTAAAGTATCGCCAGTTACTGTAAGACTTGATGTTGGTGTTGCCGAACCAATACCAAGATTTGTTGGGGACGGGATATAAACAGTACTTGCAGCTCCACTTGTAGCGGATCCCATAGTTATCAGTGTTCTTGATCCAGACCCACCACCTGTTCCAATATTAACTGTTTTAACTGTGGATGCAATCGAAACCCCAGTAGCGATGTTGATTGTTTGAGATGTGGTTGATCTTCCTAGAGTAATTGTTCCAGTCCCACTTGTACCTCCAAGGATAAAAGTACCACTTGTCTGAGTAGGTATAAGTGTGACGTTAGTGGTCGTATTACCAGCAAGAAGTGATGTAGCCACATTACCTGCAGTGATTGTTCCACCAGAAACTGTTAAATCTCCATCAAGTTGAATATTTCCTTGTGTTACAATAGAAGAATCAAAATGAGCAAATTCTTTTACATATAATTTATCTTTAATTCTTGTTTCATTATTTAAAACAATTGAAGAATTTGTAGAAATACCACTGGAAGAAATTACAACTGAATGTGTATTTGTGGAATATTGGAATACAATATCACTGTTAGTACCAACAATATAAGCAACATTTTGTTCTGGTATTACATGAAGTCCTGTTACTGCGATTTCATTAAATCCAATATAAACATCATCATAGAATACAGCAGTAGAAATATCCCAAGCAGTTCCTAAACGGAATTCATAAATTCTATCATTTGTACTTCCAGCAATCCATAAAACTGTACCAGTAGAGTTGAATGAAATGTCAATCGGTGTAGTTTCTAATAAAAATGGATTTGTTCCTAAAACCAGTGAAATATTATCATAGGTTACACCAGAAGCAAGACTGTATGGTGTGGAAAGTGAATATTGATAGATAGTATCAGTTGTATTACCAAGCACAAACATTTTAGAACCACTATTACCAAAAATAACTCCTTGTGGTGCAGTATCTTGTGTTACATTAAAACTTGTGGTGTATCCAACACTTGATGGTGCAACATTCCAAGGAGTTGATAATGAATATTCGTGAACATACTCAGATGAAGCAGTTAGTGGTGCAACACCAGTTTGACCACTAATAAACATTTTTGTTCCATCAGAATTAAAGTCAATTCCAGTTGGTACTGTTTCTTGTGCTGCAACAGAGAAGGATGTAGTTGCAGTACCAGCAGTGCTTATATCATAAGGTGTTGTGAATGGATATTGAATAACCACATCACTATTATTACCAAGCACAAACATCTGCGTTCCTGCCGCGCCAATATAAACTGCCTGCGGAGCTGTATCACCTGCTGCTTTTGATTTATTGATATATTGCCAAGTTCTTATATCACTTGAAGATGATATTGTATTAACCCCCGCTAGTCCAAAAGTTATGTCTCCACGAACATCAAGTTTTGATGTTGGATTTGTGGTTCCTATTCCAAGATTACCATCACCAGTCAGATTTGCAATGTTTGTGGTTCCTGCATACCATTTGAATTGTGCTAATGAATTAGGAATAGAAGACCACAAAGCATTACTTTCAATACCCGTTGCATAATCAACA